CATTTCTTCCGCGCCCTGAATCCACGGCGCGAGCTTTTTTCCGCCGCGCGTGAACCATTCCTCGGCGGGGCGGTGCAGGTTCTGCTTGATCGCGGCTACGTTGTCGACGATGACCTGGCGCTGAAACTCGAAAGTCTCGCGCATCGCGCGTTGCCAGATTTCGAGGCCGGCGCCCGCGCTGATGTCGTGAGCCATCTTGCGCGGATTGGCCGAGGTGAACGCCTGGGCCACGTCGAGACCGGCCGGCCCGAAAATCTTTTTTAGAATTTCCTGTTGTTTCTGCGGCGACTTCACCTTCCGCTGAAACTCAACAAACGAATCGTAGAGATCCTCGGCGTCGCGGAATCCGCCAGGACCGAGAGCGCCGCCGCCGCCGCCATGCGTTTTCCGGCCGACGTGGATCATGCCGCCGCGTCCGCCGCCGTGCGTCGCCCCGCCGCCGAAAATATCGAGGCCATATTGATGCGCCAGCGCGCGGCGCTTCGGATCGTCGGCCGCCGTGAGGAACGATTCGAGCGCCATGCCCGGCCGCATCTCGCGCACGCGGCTGAACATGGCGAGCAGGAGCATTGCGTTTTTTTCGCTGCCGCCCGCGCCGGCGATCGTCGGGTTGATGCGCTGAAGCTGGAAGAGAAACATGTGCGGGTCTTCGAGGCCCGCGACGCGCTGCGTGCGATAAATCAAACTGGCGAGTGAGGCGATGTGTCCGCGATCCTGCGGCCGCTTGTAGGTTTCGAGCATCCGCTTGATCTCGGCCGCGCCTTCGCCCGGTTCCAGGCCGATCGCCGATTCCAACATCCGGCCATAGACGCCGCCGCCGCGCTGTTCGAAATCCTGCCCGACGTAGCCGAGCCGGGCGTTCAGCGCGGCGCGGGCCTCGGCGCGCGGCGTTCCGGTGAGTTGCGCGGATTCAATCGCCACGTTCTTGAGTTTTTCGAAACGACCCGCGAGAACATCCGGCGACTCGCCTTTGTATTCGAGCGCGACCTTCAGCTTCAACTCGTCGCGGACGACGCCGGCCAACGATTCGACGCCTTCGGTCAGGCTCTTGAACGATTTATAGGCGATGCCGGCGGCAATGCCCGCCTTGGAAATATCGAGCGCGAAGCCGCGCCAGAGGTAGCGGTTCTGGTCGGTGATGAGGCCCATCTTTTCGAGGCCCTGCTGCAGCTTGCCCAACCCGACGAAGGCATTGCCTCCGAGGGTGATGACCAGCGCGGCCCTCATGATGTCCATTGTTCACCTTTCATCGGGCGCGACACGCCGCGCCCCTACCCAAGAAACGGGCAACCGCCTTGGCTGTCGGCGATCTCGACGAGGATGTTCCAGAGACCGGTCGGCAACTGAAGCACCGTCGCGAGCGACAGCCCGCAACTACGCGCGATCGCTGTTGCCGTTTCCAGCTTTTCCTTCAGTCCGGCCGCGAAAGGAGCTGTAGGCATCCGCCAATCTGTTCGCCGCGTTCATGATCTGGTTCCAGTCTGGGCCTTTCAGATCGATCAACGCTTTGTACGAGAGCGCGCCTTTCGGCAGCCCTTCGAACTGGATGCGCTCGGCGAAATTCGCGGCCAGCTTTTCGATATCGGTTAGGAGATTCAGGCCCTCGATCTTGGCGGCGAGATTGCCGTCATCGAGGCCGATGACGAATTTGCGATAGACGTTCCCCGCGACGACGGCGCCGCCCGCCAATTCGCCGGGCTCGGTCAACGAGTGCATTTTCTGGAGCAGTTCGAGTTCGGTCGGCATTGGTCCTCCTCGTGAATTCGCGGTGGGGGCGGTTCGCGAACCGCCCCCACCGGGTGGTTTAGATTTTGCGCGGCGTCAGCGCGATGAAGCCGATCTTCAGCGCGCGCGTCGCCGGCCCTTTGTCGCTTTGCCGCGGGCCGCCCGGATTGGTGACCACGAAGCCCTCGATGTCCCAGCACGGACCGACGCCGCTGGCCGGTTCGAGGCTGGCGACGACGGCGCCGAACGGAATCTGCCCGTTGAATTGTTCCCACGGGATCAGGTCGGCTTGCGGGATCGCCAGGTCGACCGTGCCGGTTCCCGACCCAAACTCTTCATAGACGCCGGAACCCATCAGCACGTCGTCGAGCCCCGCCGTGTCATGCGGTTCGACGGTGAAGTTTTTCACTTCGGGGACCGGAAAGCCGACGATCTTGAACAGGTATTTTCCGGCGAGCGGAATTCTGATCGCCTTCATGTCACATCTCCTCGCTGGCGGGCACGCTGGCGTGCGAACGCTGCTGGGCGTTGATGGTGATCAGCGGCGGCGCCGGGTAGACATCGCAGGCGATGCCGATCTGGCCGCGTTCGTAGCTGATGACCTGGTGTTGGTAATTCTTGAAGCCGAGCGTCGTCACGAAGTTCAGCTTCTTCTCGTTCTCCATCGCCTTGTCGACGCCGAAGGCGATCAACGCGAAGGCTTTCGATTGTTCGCTTTGCAGGATGGTCGTGTTGTCCGGCAGCGTGACCGTCGTCGGCTCGGTGACCACGCGGTTGCCCCAGTTGGCGTTCATCGTCCGCGCGGCCTTCCACGCCGCGATGACGCGCTTGTGCCGTTCGGCGAGAATGCCGCTGAAGGTCATGAACTGCGGGCCGATGTAGTTGCCGTCGCCGTCTTTGTGCTCACACCACACGTCGAGCACGAGGCAGTCGACGCCGCTCACGTCGGGCAGGCAGGCGGTGATGCCGCGTTGCAACGCCGTGTCGACTTCGCCGTCGGCGGCGCTGTAGCGATCGGCATCGGCGTAGGCCGGAACCCAGCCGGGAACCTGCTGCCACTGCATCGCGTCCGCCGGGCTGACCATTACGTCGCGTTTCGCACGCAGCGCGATCGCGCCGGCCGCGCGCACCCAGGAAGGCGTGACCGATTTCGGCGAGCCGACGAGCAACAGATGCTTGGCGTTGATCGCCCCCGACAAGGTAACCTGATCGCCGTACGCCGCGTTCGTGCCCATCGCGCCGACGCTCGGCTTGCCGGTCATGCCGTTCCACAAATCGGCGAGTAGGCCCTTGAGCAATAGGCCGTTGGCCGAATCGTCCGCGCCGCCGGCGAAATAGTTGCGGCCCGAGTTCTGGGCCGGCGAGATGGAGTTGGTGAAAGCGACCGTACCCGTGCCCGGAGTGCCGGCCGAGGGCTGCGTCGCCGTCACGGTCAAGCCGCCATCGGTGGTCACCACCGCGCGAAGCAGCAGCTCGTTGCCGAGCGTTCCGGCGTGAGGGAACTCCACGGTCGCCGTATAGTTGTTTGCGCCCTGCGCGACGGTCGCCATCATGTCGGGCTGCTTGCTGGCCGCAAGCGCGGCGATGACGGCCGCGCACAGATCGTCTTTGCCGTCGCTCGCGGTATGCGCCACCGTGACATGCACGTTGTCGCCCACGTCAATGTCGATCACGCCGTTGCCGGTCGCCGTGCCGCCGAAAACCAAACTGCCCTTGGCCTTCGCCCCGCTGGGGTCGGCCACCGGCAGAATCGCCACCGGCAGGCTCGGAAAGAGCCGCTTGGCTTCCATCCACATGCGCGCGGCGATCGAACCGCCGCCGACGAGCGTGCGGACTTCCGACAGACGCGTCGGTTCAACAACCGCGCCGGCCGTCGCCGCTTTGCCGGTCACCATCTGCCCGATTACCAGTAGGCGCGCGTTTTGGGTCGCGGCCCGGCTGAGATCGAAAATCGTTTCCATCCGGATCGCCGGCGCGACGACGGACGGATCGATCTGGTCGAACGCAATTCCTGGCATCTTATTTCTCCTTCTGGTCCGCCGGCGCCTTTGCCGACTTGGTTTCTTTTTTCGGACGCGGACCGATCGTGCCTTCGCCGCTCGTTTGACGGCGCAGGTAATACGACATGTTCTTGGCGTCGATCGGCGCGCCGGTCTCCGGTACATCGGCCTTCGCGTCGCCGGAGAGCGGCACGATCAAGCCTTTTTTCGGGAAGAAATACTGCTGTTCACCCATCGCTCAATCCTCCTCGGTTGACTCGTAAGTTTTCCGGCCGCCGACTTTCGCGGCCAGCTTCGTTTGTTCGATGGCCATCGCCGCGCCTTCGTCGTCGAGTTGGCAATGGACGACGAAGCGGCCGAGCATCACGACCAGGTTGCGTTTGCGCGAGGTGTAGACCAATTGCGCGCCCGTCCACTCGACTTCCTGTGCGTCGTCGCTCGGCGGCTGCCAATTGTGCAGGTAGTCGCGCGCCGCCTGCAGCAGCTCGAGCGCGCCTTGGCGATCGGCGCTTTGCCCGACCGCGCCTTCGTAGGCCGAACGTTGATTTTCGGCGAAGACCAGCACGGCGTAATGGATCGCGCTATCGGTGCTGGTCACCGTTTCCGGCGACACGTCTTCGCGGTCGAGGGTGATCCAGGCCGAAGGCGGAACCGGCGCTTCGACGGTCAGCTCGTCGAGCAGGTCTTCCAGATCGCCGCGATAAAAACCGACCGTGCGGAAGAGCCCGGCGGCCTTGCCTTCGGCCAGGCGGTTGATCAGGGCGCGGGTCAGGCTGGAATAGGTCAAACGCGCCACTTTATCCCTCCGACCCACTTAAAAATTGCCAAGAGGCCCGGAACCCCCTGTTAAAAACTCCGCCAACCCTGTTATTTTTCACGCGGGAGCCGGAAGGCATGTCCAGGGCTACTCGGAATCCGCGCGCGTCCTGGGGCATCCTGGGCGTTCTGGCGGTCATTTCCCGACCTCCAGCCAGCCGGGCACATCGACCTCGACGATTCCGCGTTGATCCTCTTCCTGGAAAACGAGGTACGGCCGCTTCGGAATCTTCACGCGATGGCTCTTGCGACCGGCCTCGCCGCCGAACTGATGGATGCGGGCGTAGATGAGGTTCGAGCCGATCTGGAACATCTTGTCGTCGCCCCGATAGGCGATCGAGCCGCGCAGCCGCCCGCGGCCGACGAGTATCTTGTGGCCGAGAATGTTTTTCAGGCCGGTCTTGGCGTCGAACTTGCGAGTGAAGGTCAGCTTGTCTTTGCTGCTGATCTTGCGCGTCCGGCGACTCAAGCCGATCAGCGTCGACCACGCCAGCGCCGGCCACGGATCGGGCCGGCCGCCGGTCTCGAAGTTATGGTCGATCGATTCGGACATCCGTTCGCCGATGCGATTCCACAAATCTTCCGGGTTGCGCCCCTTGTCGAGCGCCCGGCGGATTTGTCGCACCGCATCGTCGGTGAAAAACTGAATGTTGCTTTGGTCGCTCATCACGGTCCCCACGGGTCTTTCTTCGACCAGATCGATTCCTGCGCGCCGGCCGCCGCGGTCTGCTTCGATTTCGTCGCGCCCTGGTTGGTGATGCCGTCGAGTTCCTGGTCGCCGTCCGCGATTGCCGTGTATTTTTCGAGCAGCCGCTTCTCGGTGATCAGCATCTCGGCCGTCTCAAGGTTCCGCCGCTGAAAGAGGACGATGCGCACGAGCATCATCAGGTCGAGTTTCATTTCGCCCGTCGCCTCGGCGTCGGCAACAGTGCGCTTGATGCGCTTCGCCAGCAGGCTGCTGAGCGTGCCCTGCTTGCCGTCGATCGCTTGCTGCACCGCGTTCCAATCCGGCGAGTAGACGCCGTTGACCGGTTCATCGCAGGTCAATTCCTCGATCTGCTTGACCGTCATCACGCGCGTCATTTCTTGCGGCTGTATCCAACTCACGTTTCAGCCTCATCGGGGCGGCGGGCGGTCGCCCGCGGGTTCACGCCCGCCGCCTGCTCGGGTGGATTACTTCTTCGCCGGATCGCCGGGCTTCTTCTCCGCCGGCGGCTCCGGAACCTCGGTCACGTCGAACAGCGCTTCCGCCTTGATCTGCTTGAGCTGCGCCGGCGTGAACTCCTTCGAATCCACGACGGTCGAGCCGGTCCATTTGCGGCCGGCGCGCCAGAGCGCCCGTTCGCGCTTCACCGTCACTTTGAGCTGCATCGCTTTGTCCTTTCTCGCCTAGCCCTGGCTCGGCGGCGCGTCTTTTTCGTGATAGTTGGTGCCGTCGCTGAACATCAGCGTGTCCCAGGCCCCCGGATGCAGGCCGACCTTGCCGAAGGTGCCGATGCTGATCTTGCGTTTCTCGAACCATTCGAGAATCGACTGCGACCAGGACAGTCCCGGACCGGCGGCCGGTTCGAACGCCGCCATCGCGTCGGGGCCGACGTTCACGCCCGCATCGTAAACGCCGAGGATCGGCCGCTTCGGGCCGCTGGCATCGACGATGGCGAACTGATCGTCGGCGAACGTGCGCCACAGCACCGGCGTGATTTTTTTGATGTACATCACGTTGCTGGTCGCCGCGATGATCGCCGCCAGCATTTCAACGAGCGCCTCGCGCTCGATGTTCGGCGCGTAGAGCACGTGGGTCGCTTTGTTGTACGCCGGGGCGCCGCTGAACGGGTCCTTGAGCTGCTGGAATTTCTGAATCGCTTCCCACAGCGCGTAGCGGCCGAACTTGTACTGCAGCAGGTTCGACTGCGGATCGCCGCCCTGATAGAAGCTCGGGTGATCGGCGTCGGCGAGGTACTGCCCGTCCCAGCACAACAGCGTGTCGGCGTTGGAGATCACCGCGCCGGCGTTCATCGCCTTGAACTTCGCCCAGCCCGAAGGCCAGCCCTGCATCTTCAGGCGCCAGCCGGGCAACTTGGCGTCGAGTTCCTTCACGTCGTCCTCGTAGAGGTCGAGCGTGTGGGCGTACTTCTTGTAGCCCTTGCGATACGATTCGAGGATGAGCATCGCGCGTTCGCGGCCGAGTTCCGTGAACTCCTTCGGCTGATCGTCGAGGCCGAGAATCGCGGCGTCGACATTGAGCGCGAGCGCGCCCATCCAGCCGATGAACTTGAGTTCGTCGAGGTCGGCAACGTCCAACGTCTTCTCGGCGTTGAACAGTTCCGCCTGCAGCAGCATCGTCTGATCGATGAGTTTTTGCAGGCCGATTTCCATTCCGGGCATCTTTAATTCTCCTTTCAGCCGCGTCTCGCGCGGCGGAAAAAGTTAGTCGGTGTCGTCATCGATTGGCGTACCGGCGCAGACGCAGATGTCCGCGGTCGCATCCGTACAGTTCACGAGGGTTCCCGTGCCGGCGTCATCGTCGGCGGTGACATGCACGTCCTGGCCGCAGATGCAATTGTCCGCGCCGCAAGTCGTCACGCACTGTTGATTCAGGTGCGTCGAGATGGTAGTGGCCGTGCCGAGCTTGCGAGCCAGGTAATAGGTGATCGTATGCCCCAATCCGGCGAGACGGCCCATGATCGTGTGAAAGGTAGTCGTCACAATCGAGCCGGACACAGGGTGCTGCGACGCGTCGATTTCAGCGACACGGTTGGGCGTCTGCCCGCGTAGCGTGAGGTTGTAGCCCGAAGCGGTTTCCGAGCCGAACTCAAATTTTACAGGCACGTTGATATCGAACTCGCCTACCACGTCGTCGTCGGCCACCTGCATCAGGTCGAGATCATGCGTGCCGGAATCCATCTGGAAGTACCAGAGGTGTTTCTGGTCGGCGATGAAGCCGAGAGTGTGTCCAGCGAGAACATCCAAGCCGTTGGGAAACATCGCGCCGCCGTTAAACGACACGAAGGGAGAAAAATTCCACGGGGCGGGTCCGCTGACGGTCACCGAGCCGGTGGCGTCGTCATCCGTGATCGTGTCGTCGTCGGCGTTGTACTCGATCAGCGCTTCGCTATTGGTTCCGATGTGAATCGGGTCGCCGGTTTTCATGTACAAACCGGAGTCGGCATAGAGGCTGCCGGAGTAGCGCCAGGTCCCGGTGACCACGCCGGCCGAGGAAGAGGTGACGTAGGAGTAGCAATTGGTCGACCCGGAGCCGAAACAGATCGTCTTATCGGCCGGGAAGGCCGCACCGTCGAGGAACTGCGGCGGCGGACCGGCGGCGGCGAAGCGCATGGGGCCGGTGACTCCGACATAATCATCGTCGACCACCGCCTCGATCGAGCCGAGGTTCGAATCGCCGAATTCGAGCGCGATGTTGTTCTTGAACTGCAGTATCTTCGCCTGCACCTCGACCAGCGCGGTAACGGCCGTGCCGGGAAAGGCGAGGCAAACGAAGGCCAGGACGAAGAGGATCGCCAGACCGATGATCACCAGAGAGCGTTTCATGACTTATCCTTTCTCACGCTCAGGCGTGGCCGGCGGCGCGGGAATCTTCAACCCAGGTCGAGCCGTCGTAATGAATGATGAGATTGGCGTAGTTGGCGAGGGCCAACGAAACACCGTCGACCAGTTTCACATTGAGTCCGGCGGTGATCGTGGGCACGTTGGTATCGCTCGTGCCCTGAATGATGACCTGCTGCCCGGCGACGCCGGCGGGCAAAGCGTGGGTCAGCGTGACCGCGCCACTGTCGGAAGCGATCTTGATCAGTTTCGCGGTCGAGGCGATCACCAGTGCCGTCGCCGCCGCGAGCGTCTGCAGCGTCGGCATCTGTGTCGCGGTCGCGGTGTGAACGATCTTGCCGTTCGCATCGAGGCCGAGGCCCGCGCCGAGAATGTCGGCGGGAATCTCGCCGGCGGCGATCAGCAAGGTTTCCTGTTTCTCGACCCAGACCAGCGCTTCGTCCGAACCGTCGACGAAGCCGCGGAAGACGCCGTTGACCGGGCCGTTGCCCGCGAGACCGACCGTGTCGTCGTCAATCGCGCGGACCTTCTTGCCGAAGTCGGCGGCGACGAGCGGCGTGCCGCTGTCGTTGGTGTAGGCTTCGACGCGCCCGGTAACGAGCGTGACCGACAAAGCGCCGTTCGCGCCGAGGGTGTTGTCGGCTTCGGTCATCGCGGTGTAGCCCGAGCCCTGCAAGTTGGTCGGCGAGCCGGTCGAGACCTTGGCGTAGCCGGCGCAGATCATGACGTCGGAGCCTTGGAAGATGTGCTGGCCGGCGGCGACGAAAGCATCGAATGTTTTCTCGCGTCCGCCCGGAATGCAGCGGCGCGGGAGGTTGGAATCAAGGGCCATTTGCCTGCTCCTTTTCGCTCACGCGCCCATCGCGGGCGGCGGCACTTTGACGTTGTCTTGCAGGAACTTTTCGTCGCGGCCGGCGTTCTTCGCGGCGGCGACCGCGCCGGCGGTGAACATCTGGCCGTTGGCCGGCGGCGAAGCGTCGGGCGTCGCGGGCGCGACCGGCAGCTTCACGCCGAACGTCGCGAGGCTGTTCAGCACTTTTTCCGCCGCGTCCGGATCGGCCTTGGCGTCGAGGCTGAACTTTTCGAGGCCGGCCGGCGTGACCAGGCCTTCGCTCTTGGCGCGCTCGATCAGCTTCTCGGCCTTCATCGTCTTCACGTCGGCGGCCGTCGCGGCGAACTTCGTGGCGAGTTCGCTCGCGTTCGACGCGGCCAACGACAGCGCGCCGATCTTCGCCTTCAGCTCGTCGGCGGTCGCCGTCTCGGGCATCTGGGCGGCCAGGGCCAACGGCTTGATCGCCTGGGCGGTAAAGGCCGCGCCGATCTGCTCGACCGTCGCCTCCTTCAAGCCCACCTTTTCCAGCACGGCGGAAAACGCCTGCGCGCCCTTTTGCAACGCCTGCGCTTTCTCCACCGCCTGGTCCTCGGTCCCGTCATCCTTCAGACCGAGGAGCGCAAACAGTTTCTTCGACATCTTTCGTTCCTCCTGTGTTTGCGGCCCTCCTTGCGAACTGGTCAACGCAAGATAGGGACCGATGTTTCTCATGTAGGGGCTGGCGCAGAGCGCGACGCTCGCCAGAATCGGCTCAGTGCCGAGAACCGGATGCTTCGCCAACAATGCAATCGAGATGTAGGGCAGCCCGCCGCCCGTCGCTTTCTGCGCGCCTTCCGCCGTCCAGTAACGAACGTGGCCGGAGAGCAGGCGCGAGCCGGGTTGGCCTTCGAGCTTCAACTGATCGATCATGCCGAGCGCCTCGGCGATATAAACTCCGTCCATCAACGCGTGATTCTGGTCGATGGGGCAGAACGTCTGATGGGCCACGTCGTAGTTGAAGCCGGCGATGATGGCGTCGAAGCGCGCCTGGTCAAAAATAATCGTCGGGATTTCGTCGTCCCCCTGGCTGAAGTACGTGCCCTCGATGACGAGCGGCAGCCACTCCGGCGGCTTCTCGGCCGTCTGGATAATGCCGTCGCCCGAAAGAGCAAACATTTCCGCGCCCGCGCCGTTGCGGTAGCGAATAAAGGTGCGGTGCGGTTTTTCCAAGATCATCTCGTTTCGCCGACTAGAACCGGACGGCCGCCGGCGGTGCTTTCGATGACGTTGGCCGGAATCTGATAGCCGTTTAGCAGGCTGTTAGGATTCTGTGTTTCGGCGCGCAGCGCGGTCATGCGTTCGTCGGCCGAGGCCTTCTGCGCGGCGGGAACGTCGAAGCCGGGGTCGGCGACGTTCGGGGGCGACTCCTCGTTGATTTTCCAGCCTCGCCGATCGATGGTGTCTTGATCGAGCGTCGTGCGCGTGCAGCGACAGGCGTAGGCGAGTCCTGGGTTGTTGATCGACCACCAGGGATCATCGAGCGGCAGAATCGTTCCGTTGATCGCGGCGTGGGCCGGGCGCACGCGCGAATCGCCCATCGTGACGTAGCGGCCATAGGGGCGCACGTCGCGCGTCCGTTCCTGGCGCTGCGTGCGGCCGTAGGCATAGGCGTTGGCCACGTTCTGGTCGAACAGCGATCGCAAATAGGATCGGCTATAGCTCGGCTGACCGACCGGACCTTGCAGCCGTTGGCGCAGCGTCTGCACGACTTCCTGCGTCGAGCGCCCTTCCTCGATGCCGCGCAGCACCTCGTCGTAGGCGACGGACATTTCATTCGCCGTGCCAAGTTGCGCGGCGTAGAAAGCGCGGTGGCGATAGTTCTCGGCCAGCGCGTCCCACTCCTCGGCCGAGACGATGCCTTTGCGTTTGAAGTAGTCGATCGCTTCCTGGAAGGGGACGTTCGCCCACTGGTCGATGACCGTGGCGAAAGCCTGGGCCGAACCGCCGTTCGCCGCATTCATCGTCCAGAGCCGCGCCGGGTTGAGCAGAGCCAGGCCGCCGGTGGAATGCGCGGCGTCGGCCGGCAATTCGTGGTGAAGCGCCATGTCCTGCCAGATTCCGGCGAAATGGCCGAGCGCCTGCGTGCGGTAGATTTCGTAGGCCATCCGCTCGGTGTGCTGCCGCGCGCCGTGCTGCGCCAGTTCGCGCAGACCGACGATCGCGCGGTGCAGCGTGTCGGCGTTCTCGATCGCCGAGATGGCCTGGCTTTGCAGCGCATCGTCGGAGGCGATGATTTCGCTCGGCGCCGTCGTATCGCCCGGCGTCGGCTCGCCGCCGTCGGCCGAAAATTTACGCATCGACATCGGCACGGGCGCGGTCGGATCGACCGCTTTCGGCGGCGCGCCGGCGAGCACATCGTCGGGCGCGTCGGCTGCCGGCGCGGTGCGGCCGTAGCGTTCGTACAAGTCGTTTTTCGACAACGGCAGGCCGATGGTGTGCAGGCCGTCGTCGACCTTGATTTCATTGGTCAGGTCGGCCGGGTTGTCATGGTAGATGACCGCGTACGGATAATTTTTCTGCGGGCCGAAATTGAAAACCACCAGCGGAATGATGAGCTGATCGGTGATCGTTTCGGCCAGGCGCTCGGCGTCGCCGGCGCGCAGATCATCGAGCGCGTCCTGCTGCATCGTCGCGACGCCGCCCATGCCGAGCGATGCCTTGCCGCCCGTGTCGGTCATCCGGGCGCCGGTAATTACTTCGGTGATCGCGCCGTTCGCTTCGCGCAGGAAGTCGAGGAAGCCCGCGTTTTTGCCGTCCGGGAATTCGCGCTTGATCTCGTAGGCCTTCTCCATTGCCGCCCAGAGTTGGCGGCCGGTGGTCGACGCGAGATTCTTGGCGTCGATCAGATTGCCGCCTCGATCCTTGTCGAACGTCACATCGGTAATGCCGCAACCGACCAGATCGAGCAGCCGCCCCCATTGCGTGAGGTTCCAGCTTTTCGCGAGCACCGGGAAAACGCAGCGCAGGAGCAAACCGCCAAGGAGCAGGTTACCGTCGCACTGGAACGAATGAACAACGTAGCGGAACGGCTCGAGCGGCGCGCCGGTCCAGCCCTGGTCGGTGTATTTTTCCCAATCCCACGCTCCCGGCATCGGCCGGAAGTTGCGCGTCGGCCGCGGCCGGATGACGAGCGGAACAAAATAGTTTCCGTCCCAGCCCCATTGATTTTCGGCCATGCTCCAGCCGGTCATACGGGCGTGGCCGAGGTGAACGCGGGTCGAGGTGAAGCCATGAATCTTGTTGATGCGATCACGGCAGAAGTCGGCGATCTTTTTCTGTTGCTGTTCCTCCGCCGACTTGCCTTCGCTGTACGGCTTCACGTCGAATTTGTAGAGCGCCAGCTTGCCGACGCGCTTCTCGGTGTCGGACGTCACCCGCGCATCGAGCGAGATGCGGAAAAACAAATCTTGCAACTGGAAGGTGTAGCCGATCTCGGCCGCGCGAATGGCGCTGTAAACGTCTTCGGGCGTGATCGCGTCGGTGCGCAGCAAGCGCATCCGCTGCCAGAGCCATTGCGACTCGGCGATGTCCGGGGCGAGCGTCCGCGCTTCGACCGGGTGGCCGTAGGCGTCGACTAATTTCTGTTTCGCGGCCATCAGAACCCCATCGCCCGCGGCTTGTAATCGCCGACCGCCGCGCCTTCGCCCCCGCCCACGTGAACCTGTCGCGCCGCCCGCATGGCTTTTTCCCAAGCATCGGCGAGATCGTCGTGAACGCGGCGGTTGCGCACGTGCTTGAGTTCGAGAATGAGAATTTCTTGTGCCGGATCATTGCGCCGGAATTTCACCTTGCCGGTGTTCACGGCGGTGTCCCAGGCCGTGATGCGGTCGATCTTGTCGCCCTTGACTACATCGGGATCGACGCCCGGATACATGCCGCGTTCGTGCGCCGCTTCCAGAAACGTCTCGGCGAACCACACTTGAAAAACGTTGGCCTCGATGCGCACGCGTACGAGCGGATCGATCGCAAAGAAGCGGGCGTAGCGGTCGAGGGTGTAACCGACCATCTGGGCCTTGGTGCATTCGCGTTCGCGAAACGCGTCGTAGACATAGAGCAGCTTGGTGACCAGGCCCTTCGCGACGGTCACGCTGGCGTAGTAGTCGGTATCCTTGCCGCGCCGCTGGACCAGATCGTTTTCGCCCGGAATCAAATCGACGCCGTTGAACAGGCGCAGATTCGCGCCGGTCAATTCAGCGTCGTCGTAATAATGGAACGTGTGAAAGTCGCGGCTCTTGCGCGAGCGCGGTAGGTGGCGCATTTCTTTGTCGAAGCTGCTCTCGTTTTCTTCGCGGCTCGCGCGCAGCTTTTCCACGGTGTAAAGCGGGTTGCCGGGCCAGTTGGTGTGCGACACTTCGGCGTCGCAGGCTTCGATCATCACCAGCCGGAAGCGCAATGACTCGACGGCCGTCTCCGCGCCGGCCAGGGCGCCGTCCACGTCGCGCAGCAGTTCCGCGCTCTCGATCAACTGACAGATCGCATCGCCATCTTCGAGGATCGTGCCGACGACGATGACGTGGCCGTCGGCGTACAGTTTGCAAACTTCGTCGTAAATCCACTCGACGAGTTCGGCGCACCGCTCCGGATTGCGCCCCTCCTCCTTCGTCTGGATGTCGTCGAGAAAAACGTATTCGGGCCGGACGTTGATGTAGTGCGAGCCGCGCAGGCCGCCCATGCCCTGATAGATCGCCTCGACGACAATGCCGTCGGACGTGACAAAAAATTCATCGGTCCACTTGCCGGCTTCCGTGCGTAGATCGCCATAGTCGCGCCGGATCGCTTCGTTCGTTTCGAGTTCCGTGCGCAACGTGTAGACCATCTTGAGCGCGTTGGCGCGGACGTACGAACCGATCATCGTGTAGCGGCTGCGCTTCTCACAGGTCAGGTAGAGCGGGAAGATGACCGTGCAGATCGTCGACTTCGCCCAGCCGCGCGGCAGCACCACGAGGTCGCGTTTGTAAAATAGAAGCGCGGCGAAGACCACGTGATGAATCGGCGCGAACGGAACTTCGTTGCCGCTCTTCTGGTCGCGCAAATAATGACCGCAGTATTTTTTCGCCCAGCCCTCGATCTTCACCACTTCGTCATAGACTTCGAGCAGCTCGCCGATGTCGGGCACGCGATCGTGCTTCTGGTCGGCGAAGTCGATGACGGCGAGGAACAGGCCGATGGCGTTCTGAATGCGCTTGTCTCGCGGCGGCCGGCGGTTGCTACTTGCCATCGATCACCTTCGACCAGTCGAAGCGTTCGCTCTCGGTGCCCATACGTGTGGCGATGTTGCGCGCATACTTATCGAGCAACGGCCGCAGTTCTCCGAAGGTGCGCAGCACGCCAAGAATCTGCCGGCCCACGAGCTGGTAGACTTTGTCCGGCGGCGGCAACGTGAGGTTGTTGTCCTGGTTCAGTTTGGCGCGGTAGACCTCTAGCTGATGCTGCAGGCGCTGATAATCCTGATCGAGCCGCCGTTCCTGTAACTTCAACTTTCGTTGTTCGTTCTGGGCCTGCATTAATTTCGATTTGGCGATGACGAGACCGACCGTGCCTTCGGCGGTGACATCGGTGGTGTTGGCCAGAATGCCCGCATCGAGCAGGGCGATGATTTCGGCGGTGAGCGCTTCCGAACCGGCAGGCAATAGCTTCTCGATCTGCTTGCGTTGTTCGATGCCCATGAGAATGAGACGCCGATTTTCGGCCATCTCTTCTTCAAGTCCTTTGTGGTAG